TTTAGTACCAACGGACTGTTTAAGTTTGGCAAAAGGCTTGAATAAACGCCCCTTATCGCTTTGTCAATCGTTCTGTTATTCTCAATGTATGCGTAATCGCTTGTTACGGCAATGGCGCAATGGCTATCGTTTACATAGCTTCCTGCGATACCCACGTACTTAACAAGGAAAATATATCGGTAATCATCCAAAATGTTCAACAAGTTTTGCGGAATGTCTGTTAATAGCTGACCGTTGGCAAAGGCTATTGTATCGCATTCAGTACCATTGCTGATATTGAATTTGTTTACCCATGCAATGTCATTACTTACCGTGGAAAGTGAAACCGCTCCGAGTGTTGCCCCGATGGTGGTGATTGATTGCCCGGATGTAAGTGCCAAATAAGCACCTTGACCGCCCCCATCCTGACTGATAACTGCGCTGCATTTGTTCGCTTGTAACTGACCTAAATCAGATAACGTGCTTAAATCAGTGATGCTTGTCATCTTAGCGGCATATAAGGCACTCAAAGGCTTATGATTGCCGTCACAATTTGTTGCAATCTCATTGTGTATGGCCGTGATGTCGGCCGTGGTAAAGGTTCTCCATTTCACGTAAACCGCAATTTGCCTTATTTTACCCCCTGCAAAGTTTTGCATAGTGGTAATTTCTTTGAAATCGTAAGTTCCAGGATAAGCAAAGAAACCAACATACAACACACCTTTAGGCTGCAAACGGAAAAACTCCGAAATATGGTAATGCCATATTGAATTACGGCTATGATAACCACCGGAAAACTGTGTAAGTGTTCCGTCAATGGTTGCAGAAACTGAGTAAGTTAATGTTATTGGTGTCCCGGTGTTCAAATAAGAACCTAAACGCTTTGGAGCCGTAATTGTTACCGTATCGCTATCACCACCCGTTACCGCCGCTGTAAAGCCGTGTGTGGTTGTACCTGCATTGATTATGGCCACTATTGCAGTAGCTACCAAAGTAACGGTATTATCACCACTTACTTTTTTGTATGTTCCGAGATCATAATTTTTTACAACACGACTTGTATCAATGGCCGTTACAGTGATATTAATGGTATCCCCGTTTGTTCCTTCATCTGTAACTTTGTAGCTGCCCGTTGCGGCTGTAGCATCGGAGTAGTCATTGGTTATACCGTTGTTTTCTGCATCTGCAAGACTGAAAATAGCCTTAACCCGGTTCGATGTTGTCCATCCTGAAGGTAGGTTGCCATCTTGGGTATAATTCAGAAAACCGCTAATGTAATCTTCCCCGGCTAATGGCCGGCCTAAACCTCCCTGCCCTTTCACGAATATTATATCGTTGATTGCCATTTTATTTCTTTTTAGATTTTTTAACAGGCTGCTCCTGCAATATTGTTTCTGTTTCTTGTTCGGGCGTAACAGTATCGTCCAAATCAATAACCTCGGCATTTTTAACATGATGAATCCAGTATTCACCATCTTTCACCCAAACTTTTTTGATATGAGGGAGGTTTTTTACCGCCTCCCTTATTTCTTGTTTTGTCATAGAATTACTGAGTTACCCGACCTGCCTCAACCCATTTGGCACCATCGAAAATGAATGTTATAACTGACCTGCCTCCTGTTGATAATGTAGCAGTTCCAGCACTGATAAAATTAGTTGAACCAAACTTCACCTTTGTACCACTTGCGCCACTTGCAACGATGCGAAGGTTATCCCCGGCATATGATTTTGTAACTGTTGGAGATGCAAACGTGATTGAATCCGTTAATGCAACTCTTACAACTGTTGAATATGCCGATGGCACCAAAGTTTTACTGTCATTACCCGATGCATCCGTTACGGTTACATAGTTGTAATTTAAAGCGCGCCCGGTGTTGTCATTGTTTGCGCCCGTACCCAAACGTGGTGAGGTGCTTTGCGCTGATACGGTAAATGTTACCGCAAAAAGAAATAATCCTAAAAATAATTTTTTCATTTTTTTATGTTTTAAAAGTAGCCCCGAAGGGCTACCGTGTTTTAAAATTATGCAGTGATTGTGGTATAGATAACCAACTGATCTGCGAATCCGATTTGAGTATCCATTTTGAACAACCCTTTTACAAAAAACAGTTCACTGTTGCTTTGCACCCTCATCAACTGTAACTGATTATCCTCAGTACTGTTGATACCCAACCAAAGGTTACTATCAATATCAGGCTTACTGATACAAGTAACGATGGTGTTATCCGGCATACCTGCCAAAGGTGCAACGGTGTAACCTTTGTAAAGGTTTTGACCTTGCTCGGTAAAGTTGTTGTTTTTGTAAACCGCTGTTGTGGTTAACCATTCTTCATATATCAGTTTGGTTGCATACGATACGTGGAATTTCAACCCACCTGCACCGTATTTGAAAAGCAATGCTTTTGGTACGGATTTTAAAATCCTTGCAAACGCATCACCAATGTTTTCTTCACCTACACCTGCCGTACCAGCAACCAATGTTTTTGGTGTAGCCATTACGATTGTAGGGTAAGTACCTGTGTTTGCATCTAATGCTTTTTTAATTAAACCATCAAAGTAAAAGTAATCAGCTGCACTTGCTGAATCGCCTTTAGTTACTGGATCAACATCTAAACCATCTGCATCGTAATCCAAACGACTGCGCCAAATTGCGTTTTCAAAAAACTCATTCAAACGCTTCATTGTTTGCATCATCATAAAGTTTTCAGCAGTAACTGGTAACTCACGACCTAACAATTTAGGTTGCAGTTGCTCACTAAAAAAATGGGCCTCATAATCACGTGGGTTAAATTCGTAATACAGCATCAAATCCTGTGGTGTTAACACACGGCCATCCACATCAACACTGCCTTGAGATGTTGGTGTGGCTGTTCTTTTCTGCATGAAGTTTGAAACCTCCACACGGGGGATGGTCTTCTTTTTTCTGATACCATCTTCAACATAGATGCAACCTTTAACGATTGTATCTGCTTCAACTACGGCACGGGTTATCATATACGATGCCGCCGGGCCGCTCCAGCTGGTATCTTGAATGTTTAATGCTTCTGACATTGTTTTTTAATTTTTAGTTTAATTTAAGATTGTTACGAACCTCGTTCATAGCCTTTGCAGTAACGCCCATCAACTCAGCTTCATTGCTTACGATTGCAACTGAAGGGGTATGTGCTTTGCCGTTTGTTGGCAATGTTTCAAGTAAATTTTTTGTTGCTGCAAAATCAGCAATGGCCATTGTTTCCCATTGTTCGGAAACTTCATTTTTGATTTTACCCAATTTCACGAAATTAGAAACCATGTTTTTGGCTTCGGATTTTTTGGATTCCATTTCAGCTTCATTCTTTGCCTTTTCAGCATCTTCAGCTTTCTTTTTAGCTTCATCCAGTTCCGCTTTCATTTCATCGCATTTGGCCTTTGCTTCGGCATAATCCGATTCCATTTTTTTGAAATCATTGCTTACCTGAGTGTACTTGTTTTCGATGCCGTTAATGGCCTCTAAAATCGCATCCTCATTAGCTTCGGCATTCAAGCCCAGCTTATTAGTTACTTTTGTCATTGTTTTTATTTTTGGTGTAAAATTTACCTTGTTTGCCATCACTTTCCCGGCATCCCAAAACGCTTTGGCGTTGCCGTGTTTGGCGTTGTTGTCTTTGGATGCTTCTATTTCATCACAAAATCCACTCTCAAACGCCTCAGATGCCGTTATCCATGTGGTTTTATCCATCATTTTCAACACTTCATCCGTTGTTTTTTCTGCCCTTTCAGCTACCATTACTGCGATACTTTCACGCATCTTTTTAAGTTCAACCGAATCACCGCCGTATGGGTTGTGATACATTAGTAATGCGTAATCGGCCATTATCCTTTTGCGCCCTGCTTGAAAAATCACAGCCGCAATACTGGCAGCTATACCCACATTGTAGGTATCTACTTTTGTGGTACTTTTCAAAATAGCGTTGTAGATGTTATAACCGTCCATCACTATCCCTCCAGGTGAATTAATCCATACTTGAATCCTTTTTTTACCCATCTTATCGAGCATCAAAAGTTCTTGTTGAAATATGGCACCGTCAATCCCTTGCCCTTCATCTTCATCGAATCCAATGTGCTTATTTATAAGCATTATCGGCTCATCTGCTTCAATATCTATGGTGTAAATGAAATTCACTGATATAAAAATAATCAGTAGTAAAGTTTAAGGGTGAAATGTAGGGTACAAAAAAAACCCCCATAAAAATGGAGGCTCCCAAAAAAACCACATGAAAACTAATCTATAAATCCCTTTGCGTTCTTGCCTTGCTAAGATAATCCAATTTTTGATTATCCGGCAACCTTGAAAAGAAATCTTTAACAATAATGTTGACGGCTTCGCTTTGGCTTACTTCATTGACTGAAACAAACCCTTTAAATAAAGCCTCGTTTTTAGGCTTCAAATATCCGCAAACTTTATTCTCGTGTTTTCTACTCATTATGCAATCCTTTGAATTAATAATGTTGTAAGAAATGGCTGTAAATTATTATGCGCTAAACCGCCACCCGACAAACCTATTGTCCTGTCATCCGTTGGAGGTGTTGCCTCTTCGCCTCTTGGGTTAACTGCATCTCCCGAAACCGAACCCCTTACCGGGTCACTTGAAGATGTATTACCTACCGATAAAGTAGTCCTTATTTCGTGACCATGCGATGGCATTTCAGACCCCGTTAAAGTGTGGGTTTTTTCACCACCACCCAAACCCACTGTACCAAAATCGGAATCCCCTAACTTCCAACCAACCATTACACGCCCGGCAAAATTGCTTGTTCCATTATTACCGTTGGTAATAGCCCACCCCAATACCAATGGATGTGTACCTAAACCTGTTCCATCAAAGTAGTCACCTAAACTGCCCGAAGGTAACGCCCAACTTATAGTTTGACCTATGCACCCCTGCGGCTTATATCTACTATCAACGCATGATACAAAATTAACATCACCACTGCCCGATAATCCAGCATCAAAAACAATCTGCCTAATATCATGTACATAGTATGCATTGCCATCCGTAAAGTTTACAGGATCGGCATTGCCTGCACTGAATTGCGTTGTGGTGATTGTACCAACCGCCACATTTGAACCTGATATGGTAAAGGTCGCTGCCGGGACTTGGTATATTTCACCGTTAAAAAATATTGCCCCCGGTGATATTATATAGTTGCTTCCTGTACCTGAATTTATGCACCCATGCAAAATATATCCAACTGCAGCATCATACAAAGTGCCATAAATAATTGATTTTGCAATACTGCTAAATGCTTCTTGATAAGCAAATTGCAAATGTTCCAATGTTCCCGATTTTATCGGCATGGCTACCGATGTGGTAATATCTGATGTTTTTAACTTTCTCATTTTAATATGTTTGTATTTCGTAAATTATGCCTGCCGGAATGTATTTATCAATAAAGTATCTGAGTATGGGTGTACGTGCCGCTGCATCACTGCTTAAACCATCATAAACCGCAATCGGTACGTTTACCACCATGTTATAAAATTCAGTGAACGTGTACGAATTTACAACATGTTCGCTGCTTATTGTGTACCCAACATTACTACTCAATCTTTCATCTGCACCCACCTGAAAAACCCTATTTGGTGGCTCATTTACCGTTATGTAGATGTCCGACTGCAAAGGCGGTTGCCTAAATGATGACTGAAAACGGGTGTTTAAAGCATATTCCAATACAAGCGTTTGGGCGTTGTATTTAATTCGTGTATCGGTGCCAGTAAAGTAAAGCTGATACACCCTCCAATATGATGCATCGGTAGGCAAAGCCGTATTGCCATCGCTTAAACTCTCAAAAACTGATTGACCGTAAATCACACGGCCAAATTTATTGTAACTGCCCGTTACATAAACGGGATAATCCGCCCCCGTCTTATAGTCCACAAATAATGATGTGACGTTATATTGAAGTTGCATCAATAACGCTTTCATCCATGCCGTATGCGATACCATCCTTTTGTCGGGTGGCATCAATTCAACTGCTTTCTGATTGTAGTCTATTTGGTAAAAACTCATTACTCAGGTATAAAGTTTAAAGTATCTGAAAGGGCGTTACCCGTTGTTGTTTCTCCTACCATGTAACCGCTTACCGTGTTCCATAACCTGCCAATAAATTGGTTATTGTTTACAAGGTATGTTGCAGCCGATAAGGATGTCCCATTTGCCCGTGCCCTTACATTACGCAATACGCAATCATTCACCCCCGTAACGGCTCTTATTTCTGCCTCCAAATCATTTATTCGCATGGCCCCGTCAAATGGTAAGGTTGATAAATACGCCTCAATGGCTGCAATTACATTTGCTGATATGATGGATGAAAATGCACCGTTGTAATAAATATCCGCTTGTACGTAAAGTTTATCGCTATCCTGACTTAATACGGAATAGTACACCCCAGCAACGCCCAAAATATTTACATAGGATTGCAAGGCCGATACTTCGCCACCGTCCAACGGCTCAGGGGGTTCATTCTTTGCCGCTTTAATCAAAACCGTGTTGTTTATTGTTGTACGTACACTGCAACGGGTTACTATCTGTAAGGCCGGGTTTACCGTTTCATATTGTGGTACCAAATTTATCAATTGCAATACTTGCGGATCGGTTGCTGAATATTGAAATAATAAACACTTGTTTTGCAGCCATTGGGTAGTTTGTGGAGCCGCTAAAGATACGGTTGTTTCCATCTCGCTTTTGAACACATCCATAAGCTGTTCAAAGATGGCAATTGCGGAGGCTACAACAAACGTCCATAACCTCCATATTGCCCTTTTGGATGTACTGGATGCCGCTGCTAATTCGGGTTGTGCTTGTACATCGGTTATTATCGCTGCTTGTATTTCATCTACTGAACGTGCCATTATATTACAATTTCTTTTGAAGGTTCGTTAATTTGCCCGTCTATGCTATCCACCCTGTCAATATCAATCTCAATGGTTATAGGCGGTTCAACTGTTGTGGTCGGTATCTGTTCATCCAAACTACCTTTACTATCAACAAAGGCCGTTTTAAAGTCCACCATGTAATGATAAATATTTGTATGGGTGTAGTCTTGTTGCTCACCCACTTTCATCATTGAACTGCATGAAGTCGGTTGAAAGTTGTTTAGTGCTTTTATGATTGCATCACGGTAGGTAAACACATTTACATTCTCTTCAAAATTACCGTTTCCGGCATCGTATTCCTCATGTCCAATGTGAATGCGTATAACCAAATCCCCAACACTGTAACCTTGACCGATGGCGGTGTATTCATTTGGCGTAATGACTTCAACAAACGCATTTGGGAAAGGGAAAGCATATGTATCACCGTCTATCAATTGTTGCAATTGATTGTTCCAAATATGAACGAATTGGAATGTACCAATCGTTTTAATTTGTGTGATTAAGCTGCTAAATACTGATGCTATCCCTGCCATATTTTATCCACTATTTTTTTTAACCTATTCCGTTGTAATATACGCAATGTTTTGCTATCACCCATGAATTTACGTTGTGGCATTTTGCTTGTTCCATCATTGTTGAAAGCTGCATAGGGTACATCCACCACAAACCTTATCCTATCCCATGTTGCTTCCTTTAATGAAGTACCAACTGCCGTTCGTAAATCTCCACTGCTAACCAATATCGATTTACCAATGCTTTTTTTCGTTTCCTTTTTTCGTGGCTTCCATTTTTGCAATCCACCGTCATCAAAGCCCTGGTTTTTCCATGAACTGTTGAAAAACTTTTGCGTATCATTTGCCAAAACCAATGGAGCATCATGCTTCATTGTTTCAATGTTTTTTAGTACACGTTCAAAGTTGAATTTGCTCACGCTTCAGCTTTTATCGGTTCATAATATTCAATCACCACATCACGGGTTTGAAACTTACTCGCTTTCTCGATGTCCACCCCGTCAAACTGCATTTCCTGATCTTGTTCCAGCGGCTTATTCATCAATGTTTGTACACCCGACTTAAACCACTCATACATGATGGGTTTTAAATGTAAAGCCTTTACCGCCTTTTGGCTTGCCCTTGCACACCCAATAAGGTTTGCACACATATCAATAGCCTTGTTCCCCGTTGTTTGGTGTTGTGAATAATTTACCATTATTTTAAAGTTAATAGGTATAAAGTTTGGTTAATTAATTGCTGCATATCCGCTAAAATGTTCTTTAAATCGCAATCGGTATCATCCACTTTCACATCATTGGCAACGAATTGATACAAGTCTTTTAGGTATTTAACGGCATCCATATCGGTTGAAGCGGTTATGCTGATATCGCCTATTATCCTGCCATATTTGCCCTGATATGTTTCAATGAACGTGTCGGACAAATCAATCCAACTGTCGTAAAATTTGCCCAACGCTTTATGTTCTGCATAGCTGATTGTATTCAAGTGAATCAAATGTATGCAGTCACGAACCGCAAAAAACCTTTCTATTATTTTAATCATCATCTTTTGGTATTGGTAAGTTAAAATTGTTTTCCGCTAAATCCTTATCCTTTGGTGCCACCTCAAAATAAGGATGTTTGTCACTGAAAATATACCCATCCTTTCCCGGATTCATTTTAAATTCATCCTGCACCGTATCATCCAATTTATCAACATCTATTTTGTCTTTATCCGTTAATTCGTAATCATCGTATTTGCTCATTTGCTCCAAAAAACAGCGGCAATTAAAATGATTTTCGGGCGAATACTTATCCCACAACGGATCATCAACCGGCAATATTATCCCGTCCAGGGGTAAACATATGTCACTTGTCCTATCGTCTATCACCGCTGAATATCTTAATGCCGGGAAAACATCCTTTTCCTTTTCAATCCTTACCCATTGGGAGGCGTTACGGGCTTGACCTTTTGCCGTGTTGTATTCAGCCCGTAACCATGTTTCATTGTACTGCCCGTAGGTCTGCAATGCTTGTTCTTTAAACTCCGAAAATGAATTTGTATCGGCTATTAAATCACCCATCTCCCTTACTTGTTGGTAAGTCTTTGCGCCACTAAACATATAGATATTTTCCCGTAATTCCGTCAATAATTCAAGGTCTGTACTCCCTATACCAAAATCAGTCATCGAGCCACCAAAACCATCATACAAAGCCGCCTTTAAATTGTCCGCAATGGCAAAATATAAGTCTTCAGGTAGGTTGCCCGTGGTAATCCTACTTTCAAAGATTGCCTCAATTAAAAGGTTCACCTGCTTATCGGTATATTTCAACTTCTTATTTGGCACGGTATAATTCCTTTAGCCTATTTTGAATCTTTGGTGTTAAATTGGATGGAACCGGTAATGGTGCTTCTATTGTCTTTGTAGGTATTCCCGTGCGCTCCTCAAAATACGCTGCATCCATCTGTAACCCGGCGTTTTTCATCACCAACGCAATATCGGCCGTTACTTTGTTGCTTGTATCCTCTCTTAGTCGCATCTCCTCACGTTCATTATCATTTTTTATTTCAAAACATAAATCATCCGGAATAGATATCCCCAATTCTCGTAAACGTGGAAGCAACTCCGTATTGATATTATTTTCCAAAAACCTTGAATCAATGGTTTGAATATCCTCCAATGCTTGACTAATTGGAGATTCTTCACCTTGAACGCCCCCTAATTTGCCGGGTGTGCTATCGAGTGCATCGGCATGGCCTAAAATTATTTTGCTGATTTTCTTTTCACACCTTTGCTCCAAACTCTCGTAAATCCTAAATCCCTGTCCGCTGCTTTTGCTTTCAACTAATTCAAGTTCATCCATTTGGTCTTTAAGAATATATCCTGCACTGCCCATCTGAGCCAATGCCGATTCAAATAATGCACGTTCCTGTTCATCTGTTTTATTCGTACTGCCAACCCTTATCGGCATACCGTATAATTCCGCTGAATCCATGTTGAACCCTAATACATTGCGGCATATAATTTCATACATAGCCACTTTGTAAAGCAACCCATACCCACAAAGACTGATACCAACTTCCGTTGAAGTAGGCACCCAAACATTCCAAACACGATATGGGTCTTCCTCAAATTGAGCACCGCTAAGCGAATAAACATAACTTGTTACATTCTTTCTGTCAGGTGAAATATTAAATCTTCTGATTGTTGTAAGTTGAGGGAATTCATCATTAAGCAAATCACCTAAACTAATGAGAGAATAACCAAAAAATTGAGCATCTAAAACATAATTGCAATACAACGCAAACCAATCTTTTTTTAACATTTTTGTCCATTGCTCATTTTCTTCGCCCACCTCATTGCACAATTTAAAATCCTTCAGTAATGTTAAATTTTTGCGCCTTGTCATACAAGCCGATACATGGCCGTTTAATATAGTATCTAAAAACATTCTTTGCATCCTTACCCTATGTGGATACCATGCTTGTTCAGCTTCGCCAATAGCCTCACGCCACATTTGGACATCTGTACGAACCCTTTGAAGTTGTACCTTTGTAATGTAAGACCTTAAATGCCTTTCAGGATTTTTAATGTTTTTCCATTCACTTGTTCTTTCGTCAGTTAATGGATTGCTCGGAGTAGGAAAAACGTAATTTTTTATTTTATTTATTATGTTCATTGTTCCTTCTTTTGTTTTGTGCTATTTTCATTTTTAATTTAGTTTCATCACTCATTTTAACCCCTGTTTTTTTTAATGCCATATTTAATCTCATTTCATCAGTCCAAATTCTATTTTTATTGCACTCTATTAATTTTAATCTATTTTCTAATGTTGGGGTTTTGCCTAATCCATTTTTATTCCCAATTAATTTAACCCTTATTTTTTCTTTTCTTTCAATTGATAATTGCTTACCTAAATTTGTTTTTCTTGCGGCTTCAATCATTTTTGGGTTTGCTGGCTTACCTTTTTGTATTTCACTTATTTTTTTTCTTGTCACATCACTAACTACTATACCTTGCACTCCATCTCCCCCATCAGTTAAATTCACCAAACAACCTGTGCCTAAATTTCTTCTACCATATAATTTTATAAACTCTTTTTCTTTTTCTTTGGCTTCTTCAAAAGAGATATTATCATAAATTATTTCAACATCAATTAATGTTTGATTGTAAATATTTTGCCAAAAATTACTTCTTTTTTTTACAACATTTGCCCTTTGATAATTTTTATCACTTCCAATACCTATATAAAAGGGTTGATTAGTATCTAATCTAATATGCCTATAAACGTATGCCATAAATAATTTTTTGCTTTTGAAAATATATTTGCCATAGGTTAATAAGAATTTATATTACGAACCGATCCTCCGTACCTTATCCTATTACCTTGATGTGGTTGCAATAAAGGTAAGTTAGGCGTAACCTCACCAGTTGCACACATCTTTAACCAATCAATGGCGGCATCGTACCGTTTAACCCTCAATTCGGGTATATTGCGTGGTGCTATCCGGCTGTGTAAATGGAATAGCACAATATCGCATAGGTATAACACCATTTGAGCGTCCCTATTATCCCCTTTGGTAAACTTTGTGGAATCGGTTGGGAGTATCCCGGATGGCACTGAATAAGATGCACCCGTGCCCCATGTAGCCAATCCACTTTGTGGATCATCTGGTGCAACATTTGGTAAAGGTATGTTTTGAATTGCACGGTATTGCAATGCCGTATCATGGTCAAGTAGTGGCGTTTGAACTTTGCAAGTATAAACCTTATCTTTCCAAAATACGGTATCATTGATGTTGTAATATGCCGTATAACTGAAATCTAAAGTTGGTGTATTGGTGTAGAATATGTCGTACTGATTGCCGATTAACGTCCACTTTGCAGCGTTCCATGCTTCGCCAACTGTTATAGCAGTAGTGTTGATGTAAACGCCCCCTGAATGTAATGTA